TTTGGTCTAAATTCAAACTGCCCACTTGCTGGGTTTAGCTTTCTCCAACTATTTCCAGATCCTGACATGTCGGCACCTGGGCCAACTGCTCTTGAAGGGAAAGTGCGCCAGTTTGATATCGGTAATTGAGTTGAAGTATTAATTCTTCTTAACGGTTCATTTCCAAAGCTAGTGCCAGTAATTCTATGAATACCGGTTTCGGCAGCGGCTCTATTAAGTGCTGAAATAAACGCAGGTCTTAAAGGACCCTGTCGTGTATTAGCACTACCAGTAACAACATTAGGAGCATTTGATGAAACACTCATATCAATTGGATCGGCTTGGTTTCTAGGACGAGAATTTGCAGCCGGATCCTGTCCTTCAGCAGGTGGCGGCGAAGGATACTGGCTTGGATCATTAATAGGGGCTGTCGAACGTCCACTAATGTACGCTTCCCAAATTTCTTGTGCTGAATTTGCTCTAAGTGTTTTAACCGGAACACGGGTATTTCCTACTACTGGAATTGACGGATTTTGTGATCTCAAGAATACATCATTCATAATTTCAGCAACACGTCTTGCTCTCTGCAATTCACTTCCTGAATTTACTGCTCTAATTGCTTGTAAAGTGCTTGCTTCAGTATTGTTCATTTCCCAAAGCATACCGCCAAGCTGTTCTTGTAATGTTGCATTAGCAGGTGCAACCCTTACACCTCTGTCATATTCTAATGAACTGTAAGTAACGTTAGGCAATCTACCGTTTCTGTTTCTTTCATATCCTTCTGAATTTGGGTTTGTTTCGGGCTGGATTAGAATAGATTTTCCAAGATATCTTTCAAGTAAAGTTAGTCGTCTTCCTGAATCTCTCCATTGACAAATTCCCCTTGCACCTAATCCACCGTTTCCTGTAATGTTATACGATCCGCCAGAGCGATCATTTGGTGCAAGATAAGCACCAGGATTAATTCCGCGGCCTGCTTCCCATTGTAGTGCGCCAGCAACGCCTGCGCCAACCCACGGTTCAAATCCGTTGTTTTCAAAGAATCCAATTACTTCAGCAACATTGTCATTGTAATCATTATAGTTATAATTAATATCAACACCTTCGTCGCCGTCATCATTACCAACACCAGCATTTGGTCCAGCAATTCCAACCTGTTGAGTTGCAACTGTGCCTTGCCCTACATTTCTACCAATGTTTAAGAAAGTATCCTGTAATGGCGAATTATACGAATCTATACCATTTCCGTTTCCTGCCCTTACATTAGATGCTGCCGGATCGAGGTTTTCGTGTTGGAACCACGGTTCGTGTTCTGGAACTCTTGCAGCAATATCTGCTGGATTTGGTTCAGTTGGTTCTGGAGGATCTGTTTTTGCCGGAGGTGCCGGAATGTTACCCTCTGCTGATGGCAACGCTATTGCAGCGTCGCCCGGCGCGTTTGCAGAATAGCTAACGCTACTTGGTCCTGAACCGCTACCTGATACGTGATTGGCTCTTGAAATGCCAGCATTAAGTCTGCTAGTATTCATTATACCGGCGTTTACAATCGGAACATTTATTGGACTGCTAAAGTTGCCTACTCCGTTAAATGACAATGCCGACGACGATGTACTAAAGTTAGTACTTCCTACTTCAAACAATGCGCCTGCTTGGAATGTAGTTGCTGCGCCAGATGATGCAGTTAATGCGCCGTCAGTTCTGATATCAACTGTGCCACTACCTTCTATTTTTAACGTTGGAGTTAATAGGTCAATTGTTCCGTTACCAGTAACAAATATTCCAGCAGATGCAAACAAGTTAATTTCGGTTGCATCTATAAATCTACTATCACTAGAATCGTGTATTTCAGGAGCACCCATTACAATTTGGGTACCTGCACTCACATCAAAACTAGTGCTTGCTGATACTGCAACTTTGCCGCCATCAGAAATAATATTAACATCAGATCCGCTATTAAGTTCAACATTACTTCCAGCTGAAATATTAACGTTTGATGCTCCTGATGTTAATCCAAGATCAGCACTACTTTTTAATGCCATGTAATCGCCAGCTAAAGCAGTAAATTCACTTGCTGCTTTAAACGCAATTCTACCGCCGGCAGTAGTGTCTATATTTCGAGCACTACTTTTAATGCTACTTGTAGAATTTAAGTTAATATTTCCACCTGATGTTAAATTAATATTTGAATCAGCTGTAAGGTTAAACTCACCTTCGGTATGCATACTAATGCTATCTTGTGCATAAACATCAATTTTACCATTTGATGTAAGTTCGACCCAAGCCGTTCCCCTTGCATTTGAAATATAAATTAAATCTTCAGTATTATGTAAAAGTATTTGATGGCCGGTTCTTGTACGAATTCTAAACAGTTCATTTGCTGGACGTGTTTCTGCACCTACTGGAATCTCGCCGTCGCCATTTTCAATATCAATATATTCCGGGCCGCCTTCGCTTGCTGCAAACCTTCTTAGAAGTTTATCATCACCATCATCCATTACAAGGCTGTGGCCACCTAATCGGCTACGTGGAATGTTTGCTTGGTCGTCGCTTGGTCCACGAGGTGCCCTTGGAGCAGATGGTCTTTTATCAAGCGGTCCGGGTGTGTTTACACCGTAAACTGCACTTGGTAATTCTCTTCTCGCACTCGAACTTGTTAAACCTCTGTGATCATCTTCTAACAATCCTTCTTCAGTTAAGGTGTTAACAAAATCTGTATTAACTGGTTTTGGATAACTTGTAGGCTGGTTATTTCCTTGAGGATTTACAATTCTTTTATTATATTCGCCAACTGGTAATCGGCGTCCATTCTGTCCGCCGCTGCCACTCGAAGATAATGTAGTAGATGGGCGGCCATCAGGAATCATAAAGTTCATATAATCGTCTGGTACACACGCAAACCAAAAACAAATATCCGATCTACCTTCGACCATTGTTACAAGAACAGTAGTGTCCGGGTCAGGAGGAACAAACCACATACCGTATGTTTGTTGTGTATTCTGATAATCATCTGTATTGCCTACAGAGCGGTGACTTGTCGAACCATAAAATGGTGATGCATAATATGCAGTCATTGTACGATCAGTAAGATCGTACGTTCCTGCACTGTTAACTCTTAAAATTTGTACTTTTAAAGAACCCATAAATCTGTTATCAAGGTGACTTAGTACTCTTGCTAAAAATGGGCCAGAGCTTCCTCCGGGTAATGCAGAATCAACTGGTCTTTGATGTTCTTGTCTTGCCATTTATTGTTTGTTCCTTTAAGATGGCCCTGAGCCGTTTCGGTTAATTGTTGGTGGCACGTTACTACCGGGATTGATCCTACTATTCTGAGGTAATGTATCAGGATTAAAATCAATGTTTCCAAGAGATTGTATTGTACTTCTGTATTGTGTTTCTAATTGTTGTACTTGATCAAAAAAACCTTCAAGCCCAATTAACTTGTCTCCAAGTGTTTGATAATCGCCTGTAACAATATCCTGAATGTTTGATCCAATTTGTGCTAATCCAAGAAACTGGTCCGCAGTTGGGCCGAGTTCTTGCATAAAGTTATCAACGCCGGCAGCTACATCGTCGGCGCCTACAACTGATGCAAAGTTAGAAATCGACCCGAGTGCATTAAAGAATGCATCGACTATTCTTTTTAATTTATCAATGTCGCCGGGCTTTTGATTCAGCACACGGTTAGTGATTAACATCTGTGTAAATTTTCCGCCACTAAAGTTATGTTCAATAGCATGTACTTTATAAACGCCGGTAAATTGATCAGCTGGATCCGATAACAACAAATCGTTATTAAAATCAGCCGGAGTATTAAATTTTAGTAAAATGTGAACTTCGCCGCGCAAATAATCAGCTTCTAAGTCTGCGTTAATATTTGGTCTTAACGGCAAGGCTGCATAATTTCCTGATTCGCTATTATTAATATAATACGGATCGCCCCAAATTGTTAAATCAAGACGATTTAAATCTGCTTGGTTGTTTAGAATCAAATTTCTAAATCTTTGTGCTATTCTTGTTCTATCATTATCAATAAACGTGCCGCCTGCTGCACGATAAAGTTCAGTAACTCTTTCAATCGTTGATCTTATTGATCCTAGTGTTTGTTGTAGTTCAGAACTTCCGGCTGTCGGAGTTGCAACAGCTGGTCTGTCGGGTTCAGCAAACGCCGTGCCGCCCTGAGATCTCCATTCTTCGGGTGTCGATTGGTTGGCATCTGCCGCCGCTCCCATAAAGTATGAGGTTTGAAATTCCATTTCAAAGTTAATAATATCTCTGTTTTCACCAGTGTACATATAATTGTATGCTTTTACTGCATCGTCAATAGCATAATCTAAATTAGTATTAACAGACGGCAACGAAACAGTTGACTGATGTATAAAATAAGGGTATACTTCATAGACAAATCTATATGCTGGGCGGCCTGCAGATTGCATTTCAGCAAGTGATAAAATATAAAGTTTAGGTTTAATTCTAAACCAAGGACGCATACCTGTTTGGTCAACCGGTCTTGTTAAAAACTGTTGTCCCCATCTTGAGGTTAATACAACAGTTTCAACTATTTGTTCAATTGTAGTTCCTTGAGGAAAATGAAAAGTTCTGTTAGCTGGATCAATTGACATACTTCCTCTAGTATAAACTTCTTCATTAGGATCCCAAGTTAAATTTTCATCTGCAAACGGAACATCTCCTGATTCGTTAAAACTATCAATAATTGGACTTGTTCCAATTTCATTGGCAATTTGATTTATACCCGAAGTTGATATTGATGTTGCAAGATCAGTAATTGCATTTCCAATTGTTTCTAACGTAGAATTAACACCTACTCCTGGCGTAGTAAAATTATTCTGGTTTAGGCCATTTCCGATACCAACTCTACCAATGTCGCTTAATACATCGCCAAAATTGCCCAAGGAAGTTCCAACTGCTCCAATTGCTTCAATTGTGTTGTTTACTCTATCTAAGCTACTTTGTATAGACCTTAACGCACTACCAAAGAATCCGTTGCCGCCATTAATGTCACTGTCTGGTGCAATGTCAAATGGAAATGTAATTTGAAATTCGTCTCTTACTATTTTAAAATTGTTTGTTTCTTGCAAGATTTGTTGTCTATTAAGTGCAGTTGCAAGACTGTTTTCTCCAAAACTTAAAACTTCAGCAACTGTTTCTCCAGTAATACTAATATCGTGCTGTATACCTTGATACGCTAATGACAATCCAGTTTGAGAATAATATGTAGCTCTTATATCGTAAACAGATCCACTACCATCAGCAGTAAATGTAACAGTTGCAATTTGTATAACAAAGTTTTTTCTTGAAACTTCTTCATATGATCCGTCGTCTTTAAACCCTTTAAAACTTACAGTTAGCAAAAAGGGGGCTTGTGTATAATTACTAAATCCTGCTTTATTAGCTGCAAGAGCAAGTGTTTGCAAAAATAATCCAAGGCTATACGGTTCAGTCACTTTAAATTCTAAAGTAGCAAAGTTCGAAAGTGTTGCAGCTTCGTTTGGCGTAACTGTTGTTGATATTCTTACATCATCAATAAAGAATTCAACATTTGAATTAACTTTTTCTTCTGCTTCTGTTGTTGTTCCTTTAGCATTTCCAACACCGCCGGAACGTGCAACTAGAAGTTTACCAAGTGTTCCGATGTATTCTTCTGGTTGATTAACTTCACCAGGATACATTGCGCTCAAAGCCCACGAATAGTTGTGCGTTGCAAATTCATTCAACGGATTCTTTAGTAATGCCATATTAGACTCCTAATAATGTTGAGAGAGTAGATTTCTTTGGCAAATATATTTGTGTTCCAGGTACAAAATCAAAAATTGGATCTTTTAGTACTTCGTTATTGCGTTCTGTAAATACCCACCAAAGTTTCGGTGTTCCGTATAAGTCAAACGCAAGCAAATCGGGTCTGTAAGTATATTGTGGTGCAATCTCATAAAAAATATCCGACGGGTCAGCTGGTATAAATCGCTTCTGCCAGAAATCTAAATATCCACCTCTGTTAACTTTTGTCGATCCCCACGGACTTGCTTTGTTATATCGTGCTGCCATTATACGATTCCTTGTCCGCCGCCAATGTATCCGCCTTGTACATACGAATCAAGGCTAAATCTGCGCACAGTATCTCTACTGTATGCAGGCGATACTGTAATGTTCAAACGACTTAGTGTCGGAACATACGAATAACCGCCAGGTACATCAACTCTTTTTAATTCTGGTGTTTGAGCTAAATCTAAAGTATCAGAAATTGGAACCTGTATGTAATCTACGCTATCCGGTAAGTCAAGTGTAAACAATTTAATAACACAGGGCATTTTGTTAAAAACAAAATCACCGTATCCACTAAGTTTAACAAGAGGTGGCGGAGCACCTTGATAGCTACTGTTTCCATAAAACATCTTTGTTGCACTTCGCATGAAGTGTACTGCTGATATCCAATATCTTCCGTCAACTTCATTTTCGACAGGAAACTCAGCAGTAATTGTAATGTCTTCAACACTGCTACTTTCGTATATCGGAAAGGCATAATTAGTATGTGTAGGTTGTAAGTTATTGTAATTAGCAGAGTGTGTTACAAGAATTTGGGGAGTTGTAGGAAACACCATGCTGTTATTTGATTCGTACAAAGGTTGTAAAATTGGAGAGTTCATAAAGGTGCTAACGTTTGTAGGAAGATGAATTCTTACCCTCCAATCGTTACCAAGAGATTCTGATCCTGCACTCCAACTAACCGGAGTGTAGTTTTCATAAGTTTCTTCGGCACCTACTGGAAGGTTACCTAGTCTCGCTAGGCTAGAAATTCCAAGGGCACTTCCAAGGCCGCCAAACGCATTTAGAACATTTTGTCCAGCACCAAGAACTCGGTTTACTTGCCCGGCTGTACTTGTTACTGTTTGTAAGAATTGATTAACTCCATTTATTGGCATTTTGATTTACTCCTATTAGTATTTAGTTGACAAAATTAACTATGTATATTATTATAATAAGTGAAACGGAGAAAAAATGGCCAAAAGAGTTAACTACTTAAACAACAAGGACATGCTACTAGAAATTCAAAAATCAAAAGCTACATACTCGAGCTTTGTTGAACCAGCATATGCCAACTATGACATAATTTTACCAACAGTTGATAAGATTAATATCAGAACTATTGCAGAGGCAAAGCGTAACAAAGCTAAAAAGATCGGTTCAGAAGAATATGAACGCAGAAAGTTAGCTGGAGAGAAAGTTAAGCAAGCTGATTGCGAGTATGATTACAAGCAAATAGAAAAAACAGACCTAATATTTAGAATTATGACATTTGATCACATACCTGAAGAACCCGGTCGTAAGAAAAATCCAAAAACAGTTGCAGATACCAAGATTAAACTCAATTTTCCTCCATACCAGCACTTTAAGTTCAACGACGATGACGAAATTATATGTGTAGGTAAGAGTCATTGGGTTGGCGGCATGGAAAATGGATATTTTTCCAAAGAACATGGACGTGCAACCAACAAACTAGCAATGATGTGGATGAAACTATGTGATCGCTATGCAACACGCGGTAACGTTAGAGGTTACACTTATAATGATGAAATGAAGGGCCAAGCAATCTTACAATTAGCTCAGATCGGCTTGCAGTTTGACGAATCAAAAAGTCAAAATCCCTTTGCTTACTATACAGCCGCAGTCACAAACTCATTTGTACGTGTTATCAACATAGAAAAGCGCAATCAAAGTGTTAGAGATGACATACTTGAGATGAACGACTTAAACCCATCATACACTCGTCAAGCCGAAGGCGAGTATGAAGTAGGATTGAAGAGATTCGAAGACGATCATAAGAAATAGTTGTTGACTTTTATTTCAACTTAAACTATAATAATACTAATTACGGAGTACAAGTTTGTTTAAAAAAGCAGCGGTCTTTACTGACCTACATTATGGTATGAAAGGCAATTCTAAGGTTCATAACCAGGATTGTGACGAATTTGTTGATTGGTTTATCGAAACCGCAAAAGCTAACGGTTGTGAAACTGGAATCTTTTGCGGTGACTGGAATCACAACAGAAACAGCATCAACCTTACAACATTAGACAGCGGGTTGCGCAGTTTGGAAAAGCTTGGTGCAGCATTTGACAAGTTTTACATGTTTGCCGGCAATCACGATCTTTATTATAAAGACAAACGTGACGTAAAGTCAACAGAATTTGCAAAACACATTCCAGGTATCACAGTTGTCAACGAAATTTATGAAGAAGAAGACGTAGTTCTTGTTCCATGGTTGGTTGGTGATGAGTGGAAAGGCATTTCTAAGATTAAAGCAAAGTATATGTTTGGACACTTCGAGCTTCCAAGCTTCTATATGAACGCAATGGTGCAAATGCCCGACCACGGAGAACTAAGATCTGAACATTTTAAAAATCAAGAATATGTTTTTAGTGGACACTTCCATAAAAGACAAAAACAAGGCAAGGTTCATTACATTGGTAATGCGTTTCCGCACAACTATGCCGATGCATGGGACGATGCCAGAGGAATGATGATACTCGACCGTGAAAACGAAGCTGAACCAGAATACATTGATTGGGATTTATGTCCAAAGTACCGAACAGTAAAGCTTAGTCAACTCATCGACGAAAAAGATGAACTAATCAAAGACCGAATGTACCTACGTGTTACACTTGATATTCCGATTAGCTACGAAGAAGCTACGTTTATCAAGGAAACGTTCATGCAGGAGTATCAATGTCGTGAAATTACACTAATTCCACAAAAGCACATTGAAGAAATCGAATCCGAACTAGACATTGAGCAGTTCGAGAGCGTCGACCAAATTGTTAGTAATGAAATTTTAGCAATCGAAAGCGAATCCTTTGACAAGAAGGTTCTATTGGACATTTATAGCGAACTATGACAATTAAACTTAAAGACCTAACTGTAAAAAACTTCATGAGTGTGGGCAATGTAACCCAAGCTGTTGACTTTAACAAAGAACAACTAACACTAGTACTTGGTGAAAACCTAGATCAAGGCGGTGACGATAGTGGTTCACGCAATGGTACAGGAAAGACTACCATTATTAATGGATTGTCGTATGCAATGTATGGCACAGCACTTACAAACATCAAAAGAAACAACTTAATCAACAAAACTAACCGCAAAGGTATGTTGGTTACATTGAATTTCGAGAAGGGCGGATTACATTACCGCATTGAACGAGGCAGATCACCAAACGTACTTAAATTTTATGTTAATGACATAGAACAAGTAGACGAAAATGTTGATGAAAGCCAGGGCGATAGTAGAGAAACACAAAAGGTAATTAACGAGCTATTAGGAATGAGTCACAACATGTTTAAGCATATTGTGGCACTGAATACTTACTCAGAACCATTCCTGAGCATGAGAACCAATGATCAAAGAGAAATTATCGAACAACTACTAGGTATTACCTTGCTATCTGAAAAGGCCGAAACCCTTAAAGAACAAATAAGACAGACTAAGGAAGCAGTTACCGAAGAGACACTTCGAATTAATGCTGTTCAAACCAGTAACGAAAAGATTAAACAAAGCATTAACACTCTGAAGAGTAGACAAAGTGCTTGGAAGGCAAAGCAACGACAAGATGTTGAAAAGTTCAAGGCAGCTATTGCCGAATTAGAGAGATTAGACATCGATGCAGAGCTCGATGCACACGAAAAGCTAGCTAACTGGACCGACCACAACAATAAAATAACCTCTTTAAGGAAGGAGTTAAGCACACTCGAGCCAGCACTAGTACGTGCCGATAAGAGTGTTGAAAAGCTTATTAAAGACATCGCAGAACTTAATGATGCAACATGTTACACATGTGGGCAAGAGCTTCATGCAGACAAAAAGGCAGAAATTGCTGACTTAAAGAACAAAGAACTTGCAGATGCAAGGGCTTATGCGCAAGAGATTAATGCAAAGTGTTCCGAAGTAATCATGTCGCTTGAAGAGATTGGTGATATCAATGGCAAACCTAACACATTTTATGAAACTGCCAAAGAAGCATATGAACATCGTAACAATGTTAACTCATTATCTAACACCCTAGCATCAAAGCAAGACGAAGACGATCCTTATCAGCAACAGATTGATGATCTAACCGAAACTGCCTTGCAAGAAGTAAGTTGGGATGGCATCAATGCTCTTAATAAAACAAAAGAGCACCAAGAGTTCTTACTCAAGCTGTTAACAAACAAAGATAGCTTCATCCGTAAGAAGATTATTGATCAAAACCTAGCATACCTTAACAACAGACTTACATCTTACCTTGACAAGCTAGGATTGCCACATCAAGTGCAGTTCCAAAACGATCTTAACGTTGAAATTACTCAGCTTGGTCAAGATTTGGACTTCGATAACCTTTCTAGAGGCGAAAGAAACAGGCTAATCCTTGGATTAAGCTTTGCTTTCCGTGATGTTTGGGAAAGTTTATATCAAAACATCAACTTGTTGTTCATTGACGAACTAATTGACAGTGGCATGGACACAGCTGGTGTTGAAAACAGCTTGAGCATCTTAAAGAAGATGGGAAGAGAGCGAGGAAAGAACATATTCTTGATTTCGCATAAAGATGAGCTTGTAGGCCGGGTGAATAATGTGCTAAAAGTAGTTAAAGAGAACGGCTTCACCTCTTATGCAAACGACATAGACATAGTAGAGTAACATGGACGAACCAGAAGACGACACACACGACGCACTAGCTAAAGAATTCTTAGAATACTTCAAAGCAAATGAAAGATTCTTTCAACGAAAGTCTGTGCCCAAGCGCAGAAAGGTTCGCAAGCACCTTGCTAACATTATGAGGTTAGCAAAACAGCGACGTGCTGAGATAGTCAACGAACACAGAGAAAAATATGAAATAAGACGTGAGGCAATAAACAAGGCAAAAAGGCAGAACAATGAATGATTTATTTAAAAAAGAAAAAAGCCTTCGATTCATTAACGAAGTGCTGTCATTAACTAATCAATCAATATCAAAAGAATTATTACAGGCAAAAACGATATCATTTCAGGCAATAACAAACGAAGACTTATTAAAGATCAAAACTAAGGCATGACACTAGGCACCGCCGGTAAGTATTTCCATGACATGGATGTACAATGGAGAACCGGTTGAAGAAATTCCCGAAGGCATTATAGGCTTTGTATATCTCATCACAAATATTACAAACAATAAAAAATATATAGGCAAAAAACTTGCTCAATTCAAAGTAACCAAGCCCCCACTTAAAGGCAAAAAAAATAAAAGACGCAGTACCAAAGAAAGTGATTGGAGAACCTATTGGGGTTCATCGGATAACTTACTTGCAGACGTTGCTGCACTAGGCGAAGACAAATTTACTAGAGAAATAATACATTACTGTCCAAGCAGAGGCATTTTAAGTTACCTAGAGGCTAAAGAACAATTTGATAGGCGCGTTCTCGAAACAGATGACTACTATAATGGTATCATCAACGTAAGAGTCGGCGGATCAAAGTTGCTTACTGAACATTTAAAAAACAATCCATAACAGGCAAAACATTACAGCACTTAAGGTTGGCGGGCCAGTATATTATTCCGCTGTGGAAAAGGTTACCGTATAGGAACACACGTAACATGCTGATCGACTCCCCAGAGGGAGGAAGCCATCAAACAAATTGGGCTCACTGGTTGGTATAGATTGTTTGCTGTCATTCGAAAAACACAACATAGTTCATAAAAACCCCTTAGCATTAGGAACGAAGCGGGGGAATATTGTACACTATACTGTGCGTTATCTAGTTAATGCATATTATAATGTACATAATGTCGACGTAGGTTGGGAAAGGTCAGAGCCCAATGAACTTGTGTATAATAAACACCTACTTCCAATGTCTCGGCTGAATGTAACTCACATGAAGATTTTCGAGGATGGCGGGACCGTAAATGGTTCCGTCTGACCAAAACAATCTACATGAATATTATATCACTTCGTGAGTTAATAGCTTTATATCATATCTATTAAGAAACTAAACATGTGAATGAGCGCTAGCGAATGAACAGATGAACGTAGTTCATCTTGAAAGTATAAATAATAATAACAACACATTAAGGACTTCGACATGAAAGTATATTCGATTATAGCTGAAGAAAAACAGATAGACGAATTGAATCTTGGACTTACTAAAAAAGGTAGAGCTTTGAAAAGAGCTGATAAAGCCACTAAGGGTTCATTAAAAGATGAAGTTAAGAATCTTGAAATTGAGCTATTGACTTATATGAAGAACTCTGGAAATAAAACAGCAACACCTGACTTAGTTAAAAATTATCTAAAACAAAAAGGTCTTGGCAGTGTAGGTGATCAAGTTGTTGATCAAGTAGCTGCAACAAATGCTGGTCCTGCTCCTGTTGGCATGGACAATCCGC